ACCCGCCGCGATCGCCGTGATCAGCTTGATGACCGGGTCGCCCGCGTACCAGTAGAACGGCAGGCTGAACGTCTCGCCCTGAACGATAGTGAAATCTTGATCCATCACAGGCCGCCATACGCCATGAGGCGCGGTGTCTGGTTGCGACGGGCCTTCTCGAGCTTGGCCTGGTCGCAGTACGCGACGAAGGCGGCTTGGAATTCCCTCGACTTCGCCTCGTTGAACGTCTCAGCGTCTTGCTTGGCGTAGGCCAAGTGCTTCATCCACAGCAGCAGGTGCAGGTGGTGCTCCTGGCGCACCTCGAATCTGTCCGGCACGTTGCGTTTGGAGATCTCGCACAGCGGCAGCCGCTCGACGATTAGGTTCAGCGTGTCGTCCGCTGCAGGGATGCGCACCAGGCGCAGCTTCCCGTCTTCCATGTCGACAATCGCAACGAGCACGTTGCCGGTCAAGTTCATCTCGTTCGTCGCCGGGAACGGGTAGTTCATCTTGTCGGCGCCGGCCACGTCGCCGTACGACAGCAGGCGGATGTCCTTGCCGGTGCTGGCAAGCGAGATGCTGCGGATCCGCAGCACCGCGGGGTGAATCTCAACCCAAGGTTCACCGGCGGAGACCTGCGCCTGCGCGGCCTCGGAAGAGGAGTCGCGGATACCGTCCGTGAGCCGACACAGCATGCCCTGCGCGTCGTCCATGTAGCCGTAGACCTCGTCCGCCGACCACAGAAACGGCTCGACGACGTCCACCACGTCGCTACGGAAACGGGCGTAGAGATGCAGAGGGGTCACGCTGGGACCCTATTCTTGACCTCGTTCCAGATCGGCTCGAGCTCCTGCGTGGTCACCATTAGGCCGGTCTCTTTGTTCAGCACGTTGATGTTCGGGCGCGCGCCGGCGGTGAAGTCCCCGCGCTGGTTGCGCTCGAGCATCTTCTCGACCGCAGCGACGATCGCCGGGCGCCGTGCGTCCATCTCGACCTTCGCGCGATCGATCTCAGCAAGCGCGATCGCTTCGGCCGCCTTGTCCTCGTCCGCGGCCACGCCGCCGAGGGCGATGACTTCCTTGACGAGCCGGGGCGGGACGAACGTCGGGACATCTGCCTTGAACAGCACGGAGAGTCCGGTGAGCGAGACGTGCAGGTGGTCGCGGTTCAGCTTCATCTTCATTGCGGAGCAGCTCCTCAAAGTGAAAAGACGCGGTCCAGCGATAGCTCGACAGCGTCTTTTTTCATGCGGTGAGAATTCGGCAAGGGCGCTTCATGGACGCCCTCGCCGGAATTCTTAGTTGGGCACTGCCTCGTTGGCCTTGCCGTCGATCACGAACAGAACGTCCACGACGACCTTGCCCGTGGTGGCATCGCCGTTGGTGTTCACCAGCGTGAAGCGGATGTCCTCACCCGTGCCGGTGTAGCCCGTCGGAACCAGCGCTGTGCGGGCCGCCGACTTGATGCTCGTGGCACCGAGGTAGCGCGTCGCCGAGCCGGAGTCGCCGATGGCAAGTGTCTGCACACCGGAGTCGTTGCCGACGGTGACGACCGTCAGCTGGCCGCCGACGACGCGCGCGCCCTTCGGCAGCTTGATCGCGTCGAAAGGACCGGCACCGGTCGCGGCGAACGTCTGGACAACACCGGAGGTGTTGGCCAGCGTGTCGCCAGCGCTGATGTCGTACGTGAAGCTCGCGGCCAGCTGGTACTGGGCCGAGCGATTTGCTTTGAGTGCGCTCATGCGAGGGCTCCTTAGTAGGCCGTGTAGCAGCTGATGACGCCGAAGTCCTGCACGGTGTCGCCCGCATAGATCGAGTTGAACTTCGGCTTCAGGAAACCGATGATCTTCCCGCACGAGATGCCCGGCTGGTTTTCGTAGTCGAATTCCTTCTCGACCCACTTCGGCGCGCCGAGATCGGCCATTCCGAGCGCTTGCGAGCCACAGAACAGGATCTGGTTGCCGTCGACCGTACCGCTGCCGCCGTACTTCGAACCCGCCGCTGCTTCCGACGTGTTGGGCACGTGGCGGAATTCATGCAGGTACAGGCCGTCCATCTTCACGGCATCGCCGGTGAACAGGTTGTTGTCGTCACCGCGGGTCTGCGCGTAGCGCAAGTTGGCGATGTAGTCGGGGTCCTTCTTCAGGGCCGCCATCCCGAACGGGTGCAGGAAGACGTGGTACGTCTCGCTGCCGCCGTCGGCGCGCACGCCACGCATGTACTGCGTCTTGGCGTAGGCCTTGAGCGAGACGAGCATCTTGTACGACGGGGTATCCGTCGCCGCGACGCCGCTCGATGCCGCGCTCGTGACGAGCACGTTGTTGGTACCGTCCCAGCGGAGCAGGCGCTTCGCTGTCGGGACCGCTACGTCGGCCGCGAACTCGAGGTTCGGCAGATCCGAGCCCACGCGCGCGTTGCCATTCGGCTTGTTCGCGTAGGAGATGCCGGCGAGCGTCAGGAACGCGATCTGGTCGATCCGATCGGACAGCCAGTACGCCAGGACGTCGCGGGAGTTCTCGCGGAAATTGACGACCGACTTTTGATCGGCCATTTCGCCTTCGTGGCGATTCGCGTGACGCAGCTGATCGATACGGATCACCTGGTCGTACGACTTCATCGCCTCTTCGTTGCCTTCCAGCGTGCGGTCGCCGGCAACGCCGTCGCCTTCGAGGTCAGCCAACAGCGTGATGACGGCGCGGGCACCCTTCTCGCTCTTCTTCAGCTCGGTGATGTGCTGAATCATTGCGTTCGGGCCCTTGCCCAGGAACTTGTTGACGAAGGACATGTTCCGGGCGTTGCGCCAGGTGTCCATCGCCCAGATCGTCTTCTGCTCGTTGGTGAGCAGTGCGAAATTGGTGAAAGCCATGATCGCCTCTCTTCACAATTGAAGATTGTGACTCGTAGGACAGGCCTTTAACGCCGGCTTGTCAGAGAGGCGGGTGCGTGCGCTGTCGCGGCACGGGGCGGCTCACCTATCGCGGAGCGGTTCGATAACTACATGATACATCAGCCCAAATCGCCGCGCAAGCGCTTCAGCGTCTGGTCGCCCAGCGCGGAGAACTGCTCGTAGTCTAACGTGGCGATGTCGATCTTAGACATGCCCATCTTGTCAGAGTCGGTACCGCCCTTGAGCGCGGTCGGCTGCGCCGCGGCTGCCTTGAGCGCCTTGTCGACCGCTGCGGTCTTGCGCTCGGCACCCTTGTCGGGCTTCACCGGCGCGGCAGCGGCTGCCGCCGCTTCCGGCTCAGGATCGAGGCCGAACTTCATGACCGCCATCTCCACCGCCTCGCGCAGCGCTTCGGCGGGCGAGCTGCCGCCCATCTCGAAGCCGCCCTGCAGGCGGGCCACGAAGTTGACGTAGTCCTGGTTGTAGAGCGCCGTGTTAGCGTCGTCGAACTGCGGGTACGTCTCCTTGTAGAGCTGCACCAGCTCGCCCAGGCTGTCCGCGTGGCGGCTCTCCTGCGCGTGCGAATTCGAGATCGCCGTCGCCTCGATGGTGCCGATCTGGCGGTTGAGCTTGTTGATTTCGCTCATCACCACCTTGGCCTTGTCGAGCTCGCCGTCGGCGATCAGCTTGCCGTATTCCTCGCTCTTACCGTCCAGCTGCGCCTCGAGCGCCTTCGTGTCCGGCGTGCGGCCCTCGACAACGCCCAGGCGCTCCTGCAGCGCGCGGTTGGCGGCTTCCAGCGCGGCGACCTTGGCGCGCGCTTTATTGTTCACCTCGTCGAAGCGCGCCTTGGGGATGAACTTGCCCTCCTTGTCGCGCGGCTTGTCTTCGGCCTTGGCCGGATCCTTGGCCGCGTCGTCTTCAGTCTTGGCGGCCTCGTCCTTGACCGGGTCCTTGGCTGCGTCTTCCTTGGCTGGACCCTTGCCGATCAGCTCGAGCTCGGCTTCGGTGAGGTCGATCTCCTGCGGGGGCGTTGCCGCCATCACATCACCACGATCGGCTGCCGGGTCGGCAGCGGGGAGATCAGGGGCCAGATTTTCGATTTCAGCGGGCATTATTTTCCTCGGCTTGCGGGTTTGGGTTTCGGCTTGGCCTTGGCGAGCTTGAGTGCGCTCGTGGCGGTCGCCTTCTGCTGCTTCTCGGTGTTCTTCGCGGCCTGGTCGGCCTGCTCAGTGGTCTGCTGGTGCTGCATGGCGGCCATCCCTGCCTCGTGCGCCTTGTCCGCGGTCGACATCACCGCCTCGTGCGCATGCTGCTCGTCCTGCATCTGCTTCTCGTGCGCCTGCTCCGCGGCCTGGGAGGAGGCCTCGGCGTGGTTCTGCATCACCTGCGACATGAGGTCGGAGCCGCTCTCGCCCGGCTGCTCCGGCGCCGCGCTGACCATCTCGGCCACCTTGGCCTGCGCGCTGGCGGTCTTGAGCAGCGCGTCGGCCTTGGTCTTATCGGCCTCGGCGGAGAGCTTCGCCACGCCGGCCTGCTGGCCCTGCAGCGCGAGCTGCTTCTGCTGCTGCACTTCCGGGTCCGGCTGCGACATGCGCTGCCCCAGCTCGCGCTTCTCGCGCAGCAGTGAATGGGCGATGACGACGTCGTCGGGGATCTGGATGCCGGCCTCGCGCATCGCCATGCACTGCTCGAATTCCGACTCCTCGATCGTGTCCATGGCGGGTTGCGCCGAGATCACGACGTCGTACTCGCCCAGCGAGAGGTCGTTCGTGATCTGGCCCGTGGCAGCGTCGAACTGATTCAGCTTGAGGAACTCGTTCGCGTCCGGCGCGCCGCCCTGCTGCGCGGCTTGCGCCAGCGGGTTGCCATAGACGATGCGGTAGATCCGCGGCTCGGTGTAGTACTCCTGGATGATGTCGAGGATGTTGCGCGCCAGGAGGGAGCGCGTCATGTTCAGGTTGTCCATGACCTTGAGCTGATTAACCGAGCCACGCTCGCGCTTGGCCTTGATCGCCTTGCTCGACACGTCGGCGCGGTCCTGGCCGAGCGCGTTGTCGTCGATGTTCGAGATCGACTTGATGTGCTCCTCAGCCTTGTACGACACCCGCTCGATCCCGGTCGGGATCTGGTTGGGCTGAATCTTCTCCATGTCCTTGGTGTCGTCCAGCTCGAACACGACGCCTGTCTGCGCGCCGCGCTGCTCGAGCTCCTCGACGTCCATGTTCTTGAGCGAACCGCGCTTCACCTTCCAGCCGCTGTTCGCCGTCGTGTTGACGATGTGCAGCTCCTGCGAGCTCACCTTATTCAGCAGCTCCTGCGGATCGAGCAGGTTTTCGACGAGGCCCATCGTGCGGCCGCGCCGGAAGTACGGGAAGAACGGCACCTGCGTGAAGTGCTTGTACGGCGACCAGTCGTCGTGCAGACAGACCTGGCCGGCGGTCGTCGTCCAGCGGATGCGCTCGGAGAGCCGCTCGAGCACGCCGAGGTCGTACTCCTGCGAGACGTAGGCGATGCGGTCGCGCGACCACGCCTCGGGGATCAGGCGCTGGTCGCCGGTCTGCCGGTCGACGAAGTACTTCTGCTTGGTGAGCTTTTTGTACTGGCGCGAAATGACGCGGATGTTGCGGGTGATCTTGCGGCCGGCGGTGAAGAACTGCATCGCGTGGCCGACGCCGCCGAAGCGGTCACGGTTGTGCTGGATGCTGTCGATGTCGGTCGCGAACGGGTTGGTGTTGTTGCCCTCGAGGTAGTCGGCGTCGTCCTGGTTGTAGAGGACGGCGACGTCATTGGAGGCGAGCCACTTGGTCTCGATCGTCTCCTTCCACGTGTCTGGGTCGTATTCTTCAGCATCCGGGTCGATCAGGATGTTGCGCGGATTCGGGACGAGGATCTCGACTTCGCCCTGCGTGCCTTTGGCGAACGACAGGCGTACGTCGAAGAAACCGCGCGAGGTGATCGCGCCGTCGGCAAAGACCTCGGACTCCTTCCACAGCAGGAGGTTACGTCCTGCCATCTGCTTGAACAGGACGGCGATCTCGTTGGAGAGGTCTTCGCCCGAGACGTGGAGCGGCTTGAACGTCGTCTCGGCGCGCGTCTGGATTTGGTCCCCCTGGATATTACTCAGGGTGGAGAGGATCTTGTTTATCGTCAACGCGGGACGGCGCTGCAGATCAAGCTGCTTTTTTACGACAGGCGACCATTGCTGGCCGAGGTAGTAGTCGTCACAGCGGTTGGCCTTGTCGATATAGTCAAGGTGGCCTGAGTCACGGACGTAAACGTAACGAAGCCAGTTCTCGTTCGCGAGTTCGATATCAATCGGCATGGTGATCCCCCAAGTGGCGCCACGAGCGCCCGCGGCGTATGTCCCACACCGTGTGGTAGCTAATCCCGAGTCGCATCGCGGCCTCGGAGTTTGTCTCGGTCGAAGAGCGCAGCGCCTGTACCTCGTCGTCGGTGAGCCTAGCCCTCCCGTGACGCTCTCCTGCGGCCCCTTTGCTGCGACCTTTCTCAACGCGATCTTCAATGTTTGCGATCTGCGTACCTAGAAACAGATGTTGGTGATCTACGCACGGGGGGTTGTCACACCGATGGAGCACGTTTGACCCTTCGGGGATCGGCCCGACGAACAGCTCCCAAGCCGCCCGATGCGCGCGCCGCGAACCTCCGCCAATCCTCGTACGTCCGTAGCCCCGGTGACAGAACCCCTGCCACTCGAGGCAACCGTTCGGCATGCGCTTCGTCTTCAGCAGGAATTTTTCTCGCGGCGTCATCTACTCATCCTCGCCATGCTGATATTCCATGCACGAGAGATTTGGGTTGGGTAGGCGCAGTCCGAGCTCGTGCTTCAGCAGCGCGATCTCCTTCATCTGCTCGACGACGGCTTGGTGCAGCTCTTTGACTTCGTCCGCCGTCATGTGCACGGAGCCGTCGGGGTCGACGGTGAACGCATGCGCGTCGAAGGCCGTGAGCGCAAGCAGTACTAGCGCGAGGAGAATCGTCGTTTTCATCTAGGCCCCCATGTGGCTTGTAGCGCGACCGCCGTAGAGCAACGACGCGATCTCGTCTTTCCAGGATTTCTTCTGCTTCGCCTTCGGAACCGGCGGCGGCGATTTCTGCGACGCCATCTGTGCGCACCAGGCGAACGCATCCACCTGGTCATCGTGGTTGCCGCCAGCGAGGAAGCGCAGAAACTCGCGCTCGAGCGGCTCGTACCAGGGCGCATTCTTCGGCCAGCGCATGCGGCCGCGCTGCATCAGCACCTGCAGCGGCGTGGCGCGCACGCCTTTATCCTTGCCGAGCGTCTTCAGGACGACTAGCGTCGGCGATAGGTTCCGCTCCGCGCAACGCTTGGCGAACGTCGCGCTCATCGTCTTCCAGATCGCGCCGTCCTCGACGCCGAGGTAGTCCGGAGTCCACTTCTCATAGCTGTCCAGCATCTTCTCGACGATCGTGTCGCCGTCGGTCCACTTGCCGCGCACGCAGTCGCGCGCTTCGAACTCGTCGTCGCAGTCCTGCTCGATCGTCGCGCCGACGGTGTAGTCGCCGCGCGTCGTATCGGTGATGGCGAAATCCCACGCCTGATACAGATAGCCGCGAGCGCGGCTGCGATTACCCGGCAGATCGACCGTAGGGGCGAACTGATCACGGGTGAAGTAGAGCCCGTCTTCAGGCGTGGGATTCTGTTGATAGAGCGCCGACCAGTGCCGCTTGGTCAGCGTCTTCTCGATGCGTTTCAGCATCGCTGTCGTGTAGCGGTCGGCGTGGAGCGGCTCGCCTTTCGTCCGCACCAGGCGCGCGGCCGCAGGGATGTCGCCCTCCGACGCGCGGTACAGGTTGTAGTCGTCGTCGAGGTACTCGTCCTCTTCGGCGATCGCCGGGAATTTGATGATCTCGAACTGATCGAAGTCCGGGTCGTCCCGCATCGCCTGCTGGATGCGCCCGGCGCCGTCGTCCTCGTTCCACCACGTCTGGATCCACAGCACGCCGCCGCCGGGCGACAGGCGCGTGTAGGCGGTCGAGCCGTACCAGTCCCAGAGGTCGTCGCGGATGGTTACGCTGTCGGCTTCCTTGGCGTCCTTGATCGGGTCGTCGATGCCGAGCACGTCCGCGCCCTTCCCCGTGATACCGCCGCCAACGCCTGCTGCGATAAAGCCGCCGCCCTCGGTGGTTAGCCACGCCTCGTTCGACTGGCTGTCCGGGTGCAGCTTGGTGTGTTCGAAGAGTTTCTGGTAGTAGTCGCTCCTCATCTGATCGCGCACCTTGCGCGAGAAGCCGATCGGCAGGCTGACGTTGTAGCTCGACGCAATGAACTCGTGGTGCGGGAACCGGCCGAGGTGCCACGCCGGGAACATCTCGCTCGCCAGCGTCGACTTGCCGTGACGTGGCGGCATCAGCATGAGGATCCGCGGCGACTCGCGCTTCTCCACCGCCTCGCTGAACTTCTCGAGCTTGTGGCAGATAGCCTGGTGCACCCAGCCCGCCTGGTAGCGCGGCCGCATCTTCTGCACGTAGGACAGCATGCGACGGCGCAGCAGAACGCGCTCAGCCAGAGCGGCGCGCGCCGCCTTCTGGGCTCCGTTCAGCGCTACGGGTTCACGTTTGGTCTGAGTCGCTTCCGTCGTCATCGGATGGAGCCGGCAGCAGAGCCACCTGTGGATCCTCCGAGACGGTGTCGTCGTCCTCGACGCGAACAGACTCGCCTTCGAGGATGGCCTTCACGAGCTCTTCATCGGACATGTTCTCGATCTGCGACACCTGCACGGCGCCATTGATCGAAAGGTTGATCTGTTTCGTTTCCGGCGCGTAGTAGCCGCAGATCTTGGCCACCTCGCGCCACGCCGCCACCATGCTGGCCGGCTCAGACATCGTTCGTGCGATGTCGACCGCTTCGAGCAGGCCGTCCATGACCTTCTTCCGGCTCATGTTCGCCTTGTGCTCGTACTTCCCCTGCTCCTCCCGGATCGCCGCAACGACCTCGGGCCGCTTCATCAGCTGATGCCCCTCGACCGTCGGGAACGCATACCCGGCCGAGCGCGCCGCCTGCGTCTGGGTCATGCCCAGCGCGACGTTCTGGATAAACCTCTTGCACTGCTCGGTGGGCTTCCAGGGCATCTAACGGCCTGATTATACGAGAGTCTGACCCCGCAGTCTAACAAAGGTTCCGTTAGATTGGTAGAATCGGATGTGCGGGCTTTTGTCCTTCCGCCGGCGGAACTAAACCCGCTTCTCTGATGTCAGACTGATATGAGACACACCCCTGCCCGGCCGCGCGTCCTTTTCATCCTGAAGCGCCGCACGGGCGACTACGAGGGGGCGTATGGAGGCGGCTACACGCATTCACGTTCGTCCGGCCTGTTCAACTCGGTCGCTTTTGTTGTCGCCGAGCTCGAGAACCAGGGCTTCCAGGCGGAATTCATGGTCGTGACCGACAACAACGATATCGACCGCGAAGTCGCGTCGTACCGCCCCACGCACGTGCTGATCGAGGCTCTTTGGGTCGTCCCGGAGAAGTTCGCCGAGCTCAAGCGCCTGCATCCAAGCGTCAAGTGGGCCGTGCGGCTGCACAGCGAAGTGCCCTTCGTGTCCATGGAAGGCATCGCGTGCGACTGGGTCGCCCGCTACCTCGCCGGCGGCGTCGCCGTGGCCTGCAACAGCGAGCGCATGGCGGCGGACCTGCAGCGCCTGCACCCGCAAGGCAATATCCCCCTCCTCCCGAACTTCTACCCCCTGGTCACCAGCCCGGGGCGCCCCGCGAAGCCGGCGCAGCGCCTTGATATTGGCTGCCTGGGAGCGATCCGGCCGCTGAAGAATACCCTGATCCAGGCGGTGGCTGCCGTCGAGTTCGCCCGCGCCAGCCGCCGGCACCTTTATTTCCACATCAACTCGAACCGCGTCGAGCAGCGGGGCGACCCGGTGCTGAAAAACCTGCGGGCGCTGTTCAAAGGGGCCGGCAGCGCCGAGCTGGTCGAGCACCCGTGGGTCAGCCATACAGAATTCCTCAAGCTCGTGGCGCACCTCGACCTCAGCATGCAGGTCTCGTTCTCGGAGACCTTCAACATCGTTACCGCCGACGCTGTGGCGTGCCACGTGCCGGTCGTCGTGTCGCCTGAGATCTCGTGGGTGCCCCGCATCTTCCATGCAGCGCCGACCTCCGTGCCCAGCATCGTGGCGGCGCTCGGCCGGGCGTGGGGGATGCGCAAAGTGGGCGGCGCGCGGCTTGCCAAGGCGGGTCTCTCCGCCTACAACCGGCGCTCGATGAAGCAATGGAAGGCCTGCCTGCAGGCCGGTCTCTAAAGTCAGAGCCGATCATGCACGTACTCGAAGAGCTCAAGACGCTCCTCCTGGTCAGCGCGATCCAGCGCGAGGACCCGCGCATCCAGCCACAACTGGTGCGCGACACGATCGAGCAGCTCGAGCAGCTGGTGCGCGAAATCGCCGTGTGCCACGAGCTCCTGGACGCGGCCAGCGCGGTGATCGACGAGCTGACTCCGCTGGGCGTACGAGCATGAGGGACTGGCTCTGGCGCGTCATCGTCGCGCTCGACACGCTGGTTGGCGCCTTTTTCCCACACGGCCATATCGGACAGACGATCAGCTCGCGCGCCGAGACGGCGCGGCAGGATGGCCACAGCTGGGGCTGCTGGCTCTGCCGCATTCTCGACCGGCTTGACCCCAACCACTGTGCCCAGGCCGTGATCAGCGACCGGGCGCGCGCCCAAGTGATCCTCGACGACCTGAAAGGCCGCTGAATGATCGAGTACTACATCATCGAGAACTCCGGCAGCGTTCTGTCGCTGCGCCAGGCCACCCGTTCCGAGGCCAAAGACGCCATCGTGCCGCTGAAAACCACCGCGGTCTACCTGCGCGACGGCCAGAAGCTCGTACTCAGTGCCGAGTACTCGGTGCCGAGTACTTTGGAGGCGGCATGATCGAAAAACTGAAGTGGTGGTTCCTGTTCTGCGCCAGCGCCGCGGCGCTTACCGGCGCGGGTGTCTTCGGCCTGCTGCAGGGACTCTGGCACGTCGACCAGACCAAGCTCTCGTTCGTGATCCTGACGGTCTATTTCGTGGTCTCGGGCTGGGTGGGCTGGCTCACCGTCCGAGCGGCTGCCTGGGGCACGTTTCGCGGCGCCGCCATCCGGACTCTGCAGCAAGCCGAGGTCGCGAAGCACCACCACGCCTGCGAGGAGGCCTCCGACCTGCTCATGAAGCTGGCCATCATGGGCACCACGCTCGGCTTCTACCTCATGCTCTCCGGCGCCTTCGGCTCAGGTGCTGCCCCCACCCCCGCCGCGATCGGCGAAGCGGCCAAGGGGCTGGGCACGATCTGCATCGTCACCTTCGTCGGCGTGCTCTGCTCGAGCCTGCTCAACCTGCAGCTCGTCAACCTGCGCTACCTGACCGATGTCTAGGCGCCGGCCGGGGTACTTCTGGGCGTGGCTCGACCTCTACGCCACCATGCTGGGGGTCATCACGTACCTGTTCATCGTGGCCGTCGTCCAGGTGCACCCGGCTGCCAAGCCGGGCGTGGCCCTGAAGGCCGAGTACCTGGTGCAACTCACCTGGCCCTCCGGCGCGCGCGACGATCTGGACCTGCACCTGCTCATGCCGGACGACCGCCAGCTCAATTTCCGTGAGCACGAGGTGGGCTGGTGCGTGCTCGACCACGACGACATCGGCACCAACGGCGTCTACGTCGACTTCGCCACCGGCCAGACGCGTGCGCTGGAGCACCGCGAGGTGGCCACGGTGCGCGCGCTGGTACCCGGCCGCTACGTGGCCAACGTGCACGTCTACCGGCGCGCGGAGGGCACCGACAGCGCGACGCTGCAGCTGCCCTACCCGGCTCGGGTCACGCTCACGCGTCTGAACCCCCGGGTCGAAGAGCTGGCCGCCGTCGACGTGCCGCTCGAGCGCACCGGCGAGCAGAAGACCGCCTTCGCCTTCACAGTGGCTGAGGACGGCGCCGTGGCCGTGGACCTGGCTGCCGACGTGCCCTTCATCCCGGTGCGCTAATGGATCCCATCTTCGAGCTCCTGTGGCCGGCCCTGACCGTACTGTCGCTCCTCGCGACGTTCACCACCTGGGTCGCCCTGCGGGCGCCGGGCAGCTACCGCCTCAAGCTGCTCCTCGTGCCCGTAGCGCTGGTGGCCTGCACGGCGGCCGCGCCGCTCTTCGTCGACCTGCTTGGCCGCGCCGCGCCGCTCGAGCTGCCCCCCAAGTTCGTCCTGCTCGCGCACAACGTGATCGTGAAGGGCTCCCAGAAGGCAGGAATCGAGGTCTGGGCGCGCGTAGGCGCTTCGACGCGTCTGTACGTCATCCCGTACTCAAAACAGGCGGAGGAGGCCTTTGCGGGCGGCGAGAAGGCCGCGGCGCACGGCGGCCGGGTCGAGATCACGCGCCGCGGGCGCGGCGGTCACGGCGACAGCCGGGACGAGTACGAGTCGAACCTGGTGCTGCCCGAGGCCGACGCGCCCAAGGACGCCCCGGCGCGCCCCGAGCCGCCCGCACCCGCGAAGGACTGGCTGTGACCCGGCAGCTCATCGAGGGCCTCGTGCTGCTCATGCTCTGCACGCTCCTGCTCGCCCGGTGCGCCGGATGAGAGCCGCACCCGCTCTGCCGAAGCGTGTCTGGATCGGGACCAGCGAGGTCAAGATCTCAATCGTCCCGCACGACGACCCACAGCTCGACGGCGGAGAGACCCGCGGCACCACCATCTGTGAGCTGCCGCCGAAGGTCCACATCTCGGACGCGCTCGATCCGGGCTCGATGCTCGAGGTCGTGTGGCACGAATTGACACATGTAATCAACTGGTTAGCCGAACTCGGCGATGAATCGACTGAAGAACAGGTGGCGGATGTGCACGGTCGGGCGTGGCCGGCGCTCCTTATCGCCAACCCGAAGCTGCAGCGCTGGTTCACCCACCAGATCAACGCCATCCGCAAGGAGCAGAGCAACGCATGAACGACCCGCTCGCCGTATTCGTCGCCATGGGCGCCTGTGCCGGGGGCGTGGCCTACATAGCCAGCGCCAAGGACCTCGGGCGCACGGCGTGGATAGGCTGGCTGCTCGGCACCTGCTCGCTCGCCTGCGGCGTCACGCTCATGGTGCTGGCGGTGGGGGCCTAGCACCTAGCACCCCGTACTCAGTTCTGTGAAGCCCGCAAGGGTGGAGAGCACATGACACTCTGGACGACACCCTCAAAACCTGCATTACGTGCGGGGTTCCAAAGCCTCGTACCGAGTACTCCGCCAATAGCGCCAAGCGCAGGGGGTTCTTTACCGAGTGCAAGGTGTGCTCGAGCATTCGCCGGGTCTCCAACAAGCTGGCCAGACAGGAGGAGCTCGCCGGGAGGCCCTGCCCCAGCAAATGTGAGGTCTGCAACCGTCCTCCCTCCGGTAGGGGGCGCCTGCACTGGGATCACGACCACAGAACCGGGGGGTTCCGCGGATGGCTGTGCTACCGGTGCAACATAGCCTTGGGCTTCTGCGAGGACAACGTCGAGATCTTGCGCAAGCTCATCGCGTACCTCGAGAAAAGTCGCGGCGCTGCGTGATTTTTTTTATTTGTAATCAGTACCTTAGAGATATTTCACACAGGAGTCGCTCGGGTCCCCTCCGGTACTCGCGCAGCGACGTACCCCCACTTGGGATTCGGTACTCCGGACGACGTCGGAGTCCCTTGTACCGAGTACTTCGCGCTGCGCGCGAGGCAAGCCATGCCTGGTGTAGTTGATATCCCTATCACCCACATGGAGATTGACATGAACGAAGTCATGGCAGCGGCAGGCAGCGTGCTGGCGAACGTGGTCGACGGCACGATCAACGGCAGCAAGCGCGTGGTGCGTGAGACGAAGGTCGGCAGCACCAGCTTCCTCGCCGGCTACAAGGCACAGCGTGCGAAGAACAAGGCACGCAGTGCCGGGTACGAGGTGACTTACAGCGAGGCACTCGGCGTATAGCACGTCGTGCTTCGTACGCGGTACTGAGTACTAGGGACGCGCGAGCTTCGCGCGTCCTTTTTGCATGCAGCCGGATTGGCTGCTGAGGAGATAGCCATAACCAAGACCGAGCTTCAGATCGCGTACGCCAAGGCACTGGCCGACATCGGCGGCCTCAGCGCAGACAAGCACGCGCTCGAGCAGCAGCTCAGCGATGCAAAGGACCACGTGCGCAAGCTGCAGATCATCATCGGCAACCGCTACACGAAGATGCCGATCAAGCCGTCAGTCACGCCCGAACAAATCCGCTGGAAGCTCGCCGCAGAAAAAGCACAAGCGGCTGGCGGTACAGTTCAGCAGTATCTGTGAAGATCAGGGCTTGCTGCGCAAGCGGCAAGCCTTTCTTCATGTAGCCGGCTTGGCTATCGCTACCTGGAGATCATCATGGGATTCAAATTCGGCATCTACGCAGGACTGGTCGTCACCATCGCCACCGCGATCTACCTCGCCGCTGGCTACGCCGTCGTGCACACATTCGGCTGGGGCGGGCTCGGACTAATGCTCAGTGCCAGCTTCCTCGCCGGCGCCTGCGCACATCAACTGCAGGAGCTCGTATGTTCACCTGGGGCGTGATCGTCTTCATCGGGCTCTGGATCATCCTGCGCGATGTCAATCCAGTGACCAAAGCACGCCTGATGGGCCAGCCGTTCCTGATCCATTTCATCGTGATCGGAAGCGGCTTGTGGATCCACGGCGGCTCAGCTGACGGGGCGATGGCTGCCATCGTTAGCGGTGTGTTCAGTGGTCTGTACGTGCGCTGGCAGCAGCGCATGTACGGCTACATTCGACGTGGGCAGTGGTATCCCGGCGTACTTCGTACTCGGGATCCGAGGAGCACAGCATGAAAACGCTTCGCCGCTGGAAATCGTGGATCAACTGGGTGTGGTGGCGAGTCCTGCACCTCGAGCAATGCGGCAACTGGCATCACTCCGGCTTCGTCTGCTGCCGGGCAAAACACCATCGAGGGCGCCACGAAAACTACGGCCTCCATTGGACCGAAAGCATCGGCAACGCATACGAATAACTTCAAGGCTTGCTGCGCAAGCGGCAAGCCTTGCTTCATGTAGCCGGCTTGGCTACGCCTACATGAAGGAGCTGCACATGGACGAGCAGATTCTGGATCACGTACTCGAGGCCTGCACCGACGCGCTGTGGGCCGACGCCACGCGCGACCCGTGCGAGATCGCAGATGAAGCGGAGCACAGCCTGATCGAATCCTTCGGCTGCAACCTGGCCGGCAAATCCATCACCTCCAAGGAGTACGCATGAACAACATCTTCACCACCCTGGCCAGCGTCCAGCCCGCCACTGCTTCGATCGTGGCACGCAGCATGGCCAACAGCAGCACCTGCGCCCTGATCGGCATGGTCAGCAACGCGATCGTGCGCGAGCAGAACGCCATAGCCCGCGGCACCAGCGAGGCCTACGCCGAGCTGCGCGACCAGGCGCAGGACGACAACAACGGCAGCGCGCCACTCGGCATGGACGGGCGGCTCACGCTCAACCAGCTCGTCGAGTGGACCGCGGCCATCCGCGCCTACGCCTTCACCGTCGCCAGCGGCCTCGAAGGCAATGAACGACGCTTCGCCGAGCCGCAGCAGGTGCGCGACAGCGTCGACTTCATGGCCACGCCGCGCACCGCGGTAGGCCAGGACCAGATCGACGCGGCGCTCGAGCTGATGCCCGACATCAGCAAGGAGCAGGCCGTGGCCTACATCCAGACCGTGGCCAAGGATCGCGCCAGCACGCTCGCCGAGCACAAGGAAACGATCCTCGCGCGTGTCGAGGAACTGCTCAACGACGCTCCGGCCGACCGCGAGATGGAGAGCGTCTTCGACGACCTGCCGGAGAGCTACCGCTACGGGCTTATCACCAAGGCGTGCAGCAAGATCGTGCAGGAGGTCGACCGGCTGGCAATCTACGTCATCCGCGGAGTACCCGGTACTAGCGCCAAGCGCAAAGTACTGAGTGCTGACCTCCCGGCACTGGAGGCACTAGCGGCATGACGTTCAAGCGCTCAGGGGCAGCCCCGAGCGCTTTTTTCTTGCCAGCTCAGACGCTGTTGAACCCTGCAAAAAGTGTTCGCCAGGGTTCAACACGATAAAGTCACATGAATTCAAGGACTTACTTCATTTGTTATAGAGTTATACCTATTTCTAGACTACACACAATAATATAAGGGGTAGTAGTAGAGGGGGGGTAATAGCATGTGCAGTGTGCATTCGGATTCTGGGAAAAGGTAGACCAAAAAATCGTACGCCCTGATTCCCCGCACAACCCCCTGATTCCAATCACTAATCTTCGTGAAAGGCTTTTGTAACGCATGTCTCAATACGACGACAAACCCACCCCGATCTACACCATGCAGGTCAAATCAATGCCTGACAGCCCTTGGCAGATCGTCGAACGATCGTACTTGACTCGAAGTGTCGCGTTAAAAAACGCCCAGAGCTACCGCGATTCCTTCCCCGATCAGCACGCAGTCCGACTGGTTGCCGCCATTATCGACGAGTCCCTGACCGAGATCCTGTCGGTACAGCGGGCTTCAAACGTGCTCAAGATCGAGCCTGCTGAATCGAACTAAGCTCTAAGTACAGAGTCCAAAGTACTCACCCGGAGCACCCTGCCATGACTGAACCTACCGCTGCTCCGCTACGGAATGGGCTGGAGCCTGCTCGGGATGCGCTAGTGGATCGGCTGCTACACGAAGTCGATGGATTCGGGACAATGTGGGAAGACCACAAAGCGTTGCTCCGCGAAGCTGCCGCCGCCCTCGCCCAACGGAATGACACGACGGAGTTCGACAACGCCTGCAAGACGATGGGGCGATTCGATCGTGATCGTGCGGGAGCCGTGCCGCTGAGTCAGGCCATCGAAGAATTGGGGCGGGAACGCGACGAGTTACGGAATGACCAGATACCGCGACTCGTCGCAATCGAGACGGCTGCGCGAGCGTATGTAGAGAAGATGGCAAGAACGTTCGAGGATGCCGAGCCAGAATTCAATGCACTTGTCGATGCTATCGACTCTGCTCCCTTCGAGATACCGCGAGACGAAGATGCGCGGCGATTGGACGCGATTGAGCGATTCGCGCACGGCACGGTTGACATCACGATCTGCCCACCAGGCAACCACGGCGGCGAGCCTGGTAATTGGCTTTTCGCCATCGAGGACTCCGTGATGCCTTGCCGAACGGACGAGTATGAGGGTCCAACTATTCGCGCTGCAATAGATCAAGCGTTGGAACTGCACGACGCCACCATGCAGGAGGGGCAGCAATGAGCGAGCGTAGGCCAAGGCACGATGACATGCACTTTCCGCTAGCTAGGAGAGGGAAGCGCGCGACGAAGCGGCTCGGCATCTCTTGCGGACACGACCTGTTGAACAGCGGCCGTTGCGCGCGTTGCGGTAAGCAGATCAAGCCGGCGATGCAGGAGGGGCATAGCAATGGATAGCCGCCAACTGAACGCACTCCCGACGCCGGCATCACAAATCGAGTCTATGCAACGCGCACTTACCGACCTGCGTACCGAGTGCGATGCACTGCGCAAGGATGCGGAACGGTATCGCTACGTTCGCACGCTGAACGTGGTCCAGTTCGCTGCATTGTTCACGGCCAACCTAAAAGGAAGCGGCCCGTTCGATGAACTCGTTGATGCCGCCCTCCAAGGACAAACGCCATGACCCTTCCGCCCTCGATTGAAGCCCTCCTCACCAGCGGCAGTGATGTATGGCTTGTACACGCAGTCGCCAACGAAGCCTGCCGCTTGCAGCGCGACGCTGATGAAGAGTACTTTCTCAAAGGTCGCGGCTTCTGGGGCTCCGGCCCCACGCTCGTCGTGCCCAGTACGGAGAACGAACCATGACCGCTGACGATTATCAACGCATCCTCAATTCCTTGGTCGCCACCCCCGCCTGCGCCGTACGCAACGCCGGCGAAGGAGACTACTCGGAGGGCCGCTCTATGTCCGATCTCGATGCTGAGCTCAGGCAACTTGGCGTAGATCCGGCAGACCCCAAGACCTGGCATTTCGTACCCAGTACGGAGGACGTATGACTGAATACCGAGTCAAGTGGTGCCAGTGCCCCCATGTGCGCCATACTTCTCAAGTCCTGTTCGTAGAAGCAGAGAGCACCGAAGCTGCCCACGCTATCGCCAAAGACCACATCGAGCGCACCTACCACATCGGCTGGTTCAGCATCTTCGGCGTCGATCCCTACACTCGCCCCACTGGCGGTCGGGTAGTACCCAGTACGGAGAACTGAACATGAAGTTCCCAGTACACGTCTCAACGCCCGACGGCCACATTCTCGTAGGCGATGGCTTCGAACACATACTCACCTTTAGCTACGGCCGACTCGAGGATAAGCAAGAACTCGTCCGCCGCGCCAACGCCTTCGACGAGCTGCTCGAGTTCCTCCGCCGCTACGTCTCCTGCGGTTCGGCTGAAGACCGCGAGCTCTACGAGCGCCTCACGAAGTACGAAGTACCTGGTACGGAGGACAAAGCATGAGCTACTCCGAACTCGCCGAAGATTTCGCCAAGCTCAGTACGAAGTACCTAGCGCAAAGCGCTGAGCTCGAAGCACTGAGAACGAAGTACGAGGCCCTCCTTGCCAAACACGAAGGACGGCACAACGACATCTGCGTGACCATCGAGAAATACGACGAACTCAGCACCAAGTACGAAGCGCTTCGTACGGCTGCTCAGGACTACGTTCTCGACAATCATCACGAATTCCACAACAAGCTCGTCAACCTCCTCGAGGACCAAGCATGATCACCAAATTCACCGGCGCGCTCGTCACACTCGTGCTCATCGGCACCGGCGCGGCCATCAGCAACTACGTCTCGGCCCCCGCAGCATTCGCCGTGTGGGGGCTCATTCTCCCGCTCTGGATCTACAGCGCCATCGAGCTCGTGCGTATTGAAGACGCCTGGCACTCTGATGTAAGATAGCCGGTCCCATGCCACTCCTGACATTCCTCGAGGCCGACCGGCCTCTCGTCAAGTCGTACACTCTCGATTCGCAAGGCAATCTCGTCAAGGAATCGTATCCACGAGTGTGGGAGTTCACCAGCCACAGCATAGAAATCAACGGCTTGCAGGAGTTCCACGCCGCGCTGGTAACGGCGGCCGCGAAAGGCTGGTGCCTGCTGAAAGGCGAGCTGATACGCGTTCTGAAGTGCGAGAGTCGCGCGGGCTCAACCGACCCGAACACACTCACCTGGTTCATCTGCCTCGACTTCGATCGGCTACCGCAAAATGTTCCGATCCAACAAGCCCTTGAGCTGCTTGCCCTCGGCGACTGCTCATACATCGTCCAGTATTCAGCGTCACATGGCATTGAACCTGAGAAGGGCGCAACGGCGCATGTTTTCGTGCTTCTATCGACGCCTGCCCACCCGGCCGCGCTCAAACAATGGCTCATTGGCCTCAACCTGCGTGTCGAGGCCCTCAAGACTCGGCTCGAGCTGACGCGCACGCACAACGCACTGAGCTGGCCGCTCGACGTCAGCACGTGCCAGAACGACAAACTGATCTACATCGCCCCGCCGCAGCTCGGCGCCGGCGTGGTCAGCGCGCACCAGGGCGAGCGCATCTGCCTGATCGAACGGGCGCAAAGCGCCATAGCGCCTGAAATACTGAGCATCCCTACAGTCGAGGCGAACCGCACCGGCATCAACGCGGCGCTCGACGCACTGCGTACGAAGCACGGACTGCCGGCACGACGCTGGTCGTACAAAGTGGACAAAACGTCCGGTTTGGACATTTTGGCCAAACCCGACGCGTCCACGCTCTCGGGGGTCAAGCGCGAGCGCGGCTTCACGTACTTCAACCTCAACGGCGGCGACAGCTGGGGCTACTACCACCCCGACGACGCGCCCGAGGTGATCCGCAATTTCAAGGGCGAGGCGAACTACCTCACCAGCGAGCTGCTGCCCGAGTACTGGGGCCAGGTGCAGCTCACGCGCGCGGCGCTGAAGCTGCAGGGCCAGCAGGCGCTGCAGAATCCGGAGCTGCAGACCGGCAAGCGGCAGATCCTGGCGTTTCGCGACTTCCGCACCGCCATCTACTACAACGGCTACTGGGATCCGGGTACTGAGCACCTCGAGCTCGCACGCGCCGCCAGCGAGCGGCAGCTGCAGGATTATCTGAAGGGCCACGGCCTGCCGGAGATCGAGCCGATCCCGGTGTGGAACTTAATTCACGACCCGCACTCTGATGTTCGAGTGAACGTCGCAGATAAGACTTTGAACACCTTCGAGGCCACGCAGTACATGAAGCAGGCGCACACCCCGGTGCACGACACCACCGGCTGTCCACTGATCGTGCGCCTGCTGCACAGCGCCGTCGGCCAGGACCCGGAGCTCGTCGAGCACCAGCTGAACTGGCTCGCCTGTGTCTTCGCGCTGCGCGCCAAGACGCAATCAGCGTGGGCCTGGCACGGAGTACAAGGTACTGGGAAGGGGCTCTTCGTGTATCGCGTGTTGATCCCCCTGCTCGGCTTGGGCAACGTCGTGGTCAAGCGCATGGAAGAGCTCGAGGACCAGTTCAACGGCTACATCGAGCGCGCGCTCCTCGTCGTCATCGACGAGGCGCAGATCTCCGAGTCGCGCAAGAGCCGCATGGTGATGGCGAACCTGAAGAACATGATCACCGAGCCGGAAGTCTCGGTGCGGAAGATGCACAGCGCGGGCTACACCGTGCCGAACTGGAGCAACTGGATCTTCCTCACCAACCAGCCCGACCCGGTACAAATCGAAGCCACCGACCGGCGCTTCAACGTCGGCGAATACCAGCAAGAGAAGCTCGTGATCAGCAGCGCCGAGGTCGACGCGCTCGAGCACGAGCTGCCGGTGTTCGCCAACTACCTGCGCACGCGCGCAGCCGACCTCGACCGGGCACGCGAGGTGCTGGAGAACGAAGCGCGCGCGCAGATGCGCGCCGCATCGATGAACTCGGTCGACGCCACCGCGCACGCCCTGATGGCCGGCGACCTGGAGTTCTTCTGGGACGCGCTGCCCGCCGGCGAGATGGGCATGCTCGGCCCCGAGCAGCAGATGTTGCACGAGGTGTACGCCAAGCTGATCCAGGCGGCGCTGAAGAATCCGGACCAGCGCTACACCCGCGACGAGCTGCGCGTGTTCTTCGCTTACAACGTCGGTGACGTGCCGAGGACACCGGCGAAGTTCGCGTCGATGCTGCGCCACCACCGCATTCACCTGAAGACGTTGCGCGTCGCGGGGAAGCTCTCCCGCGGCATTGAAACCACCTGGAAGGCCTCTGATCTATGGATACGAGAACGCTTGGAGGAGTCGCGGTCGAAAGTGACTCCGTTGAAAAGCGCCGCATAAAGTTCGAGCGCGCGCTCGCAATACTCGGTACCTGGTACGTCGGACATCCTGCGACGTCCTTCAAGGCGCGCGAGAACCCCTTCCTCGGCAGCCGCGCCAAGGCGCAGACGCGGGGGGCAGCATGAGCCCCGAGCTGAAGGTGGGCTGGGTCGCTGCACTGCGTAGTGACGAGTATGAACAGGGCCGAGGGGGCCTCCGCGACAGCGAAGGCGGCCACTGCTGCATCGGCGTGCTCGCGGATCTGATCGACCCTAATGGATGGGATGGATGGGATGGATGGGACGAACGTTACTCCGATTCCATCGGAGATTCATGGAAAGGACAGACCGGATCGTTCAGCCGAGAGTATGCCGAATCCATCGGCCTGCCCTATGCAATCAAGACCAACCTCGAGTGCATGAACGACGGCATCGAGAACGAGCAAACCGGCGAACACTTCGATCCCTGCGACTTCGAAGAAATCGCTGACTACATCGAGGAGCACCTGTGATCCTGATCACCCCCGCCCTCGTCAAGCGCCTGCACGAGCCGGACGCCGACTTCAAGCTCGAGCACTCGAACACGCCGCACGTCGTCGACGCCTTCAGCCCACCGCGGCCGTGGCACCAGGAGAAGTTTTGTCGCTTCATGCACCAGCTCAGAGAGCAGACCAGCTCATGAAGCGGCTTTTTCGCATCCTCGATCTGAAGACAGACTCACTCTTGCCGACCGACTACGAAGAGAAACCGGACGCCAAGCGCGCTCGCGACCTGCTCGAAGGCCCGCGCGACGTGGAAGCCCCGCGCCGTTACGTCGTAACGCCGGGCCCCGATCACAGAAACTGGAATTTCCAGCGGAGATCAGACGATGACGGACGAGACGAAAAGCGCGCGGCTTGACACGTACGAGAAAGTGCGCGCTTGGGGAGTAGAAAATCACCCCACTTGCTGTTGGAATGGCTGTTGCCTCGCGGACAACGAGGATTTCTGGAAGCCGCGCGAAGCAGCTCGGTGCACCATCACCCTGAGCTGGGTCTCGGGCCACTTGGGCAAAAACGAGTACTACATTCATCAAGCGACGAGCGACCCGCTCAAGATCGCCTACACGCCTAGTCCCGAGTACGGCCGCGCCGACCGCCAGGTGGTCACCACCGTCGGCCGTTTCCTGACCAAGCACTACCGCGAGCGGTTCACAGACCTGCAGATCCGCGACATCGTCGATGAGCACCGCGCACGCTATGGCGAGCCCCGCGTGCACTTCGCGTTCTCAGCTGACGCGATCGAGCGCGTCTACACCACCGGCCCAAGCTCGTGCATGTCGTACTCCGCGGACGCCTTCCGCACCCCGGAGCACCCGGTGCGCGTCTACGACGGCCCCGACACGGTGCTCGCCTGTATCGAGAGCACGCCGGGCAAGTACACCGCGCGCTGCGTGGTGCGGCTCGACCGGCAGCCGATGACGTTCAGCCGCGTCTATGGCGACGGCGCGCTGCTGAAAGAGCGCCTGCGCGCCTTCGGCTTCGTCGAGGACCCGGACTGGAGTCTCGACGGCGTGCGGCTACGCCTCGTACTCGACCGCGGCGCGCCGCTGTGCCCGTACATCGACGGCAGCGGCATCGCCTGCAACGATGGCGAGTTCCTCGTCATCGGCAGCGGCCGCCTGTGCTGCCAGCAGACCAACGGGTACGCCGGACGAGTGGAAGAAGACGAGGAGGACGAGGAAGGCTTCCGCTGCAGCCACTGCGACGACTGGGACGATGGGGACGAGAACCGGACGTGGGAAGAGGAGTCGATCTGCGATCACTGCGCGGAGAACTACTATGTACGGGCAGTCTGCAATCGGCGCGGGGACATGTATTACGTCCGCGACAATCGCGTGATCGAGGCTGACGGCGAGTACTACCGCGACGATCCGGACGTGCTCGATGCGCACGACATCGTGCAGCTCCACGATGGCGATTACACCGGCAACAGCTGTGTCTACGTCGAAGACCGCGGGGAGTACTACCGGGAGCACGACGCATGCAAGCCGCGCGGCCGGCGCGAGTACTTCTGCACCGACGACTGCACCGAGATCGACGGCGAGTGGATTCACGACGACGACCTCGCGGAGTGCTGCGGCCTGCGCTTCCACAAGGACTACCCACCGGACGACGTCGAGCTCGGCGAAGACGGCGAATTCCACAACAAGGAGACGGCATGAAAATCCTCGAGATGCTGACGTACACGAGGCCCGCTGGCTCCGCCAGTGAAGCCGAATTCATCGGCCGCTTCATCACCCCGCACCGCCCCTCGCTGATGGCCGGCAACCTGGTCGTCACTGTGCCTGGTGATCCGGACACACTCTTCAGCTGCCACACCGACACGGTGCACAAGGCAAGCGGCAAGCAGCAGGTGATCTACGACGAGCCGCTCGACATGGCATTCAAGCAGGACAAGCTGCCTCTGGGCGGTGACGACACCGCTGGCGTATGGCTCCTGCTCGAGATGATCGCGCTCGGCATTCCCGGCACCTACGTCTTCCACTACGGCGAGGAGATAGGCTGCGTGGGCAGCAAGGCGCTCGCGCGCGAGCACCCCGAGTTCCTGGAGACGTTCAAGCGCGCCATCGCCTTCGACCGGCGCGGCACCACCTCGGTGATCACGCACCAGATGGGCGACCGGTGCTGCTCGGACGAGTTCGGCATCGCGCTCGCCACGGCGCTTGGCGGCGGCTACGTCCTCGACGACACCGGCCTGTACACCGACACGGCGAGCTACATGGAGCTGATTCCCGAGTGCACGAACGTAAGCGTGGGCTACGACCACGAGCACGGCCCGGAAGAATTCCTCGACGTCGCGCACCTCAACTGGCTGCGCGAAGCGGTGCAGCACGTCCGCTGGCACGAGCTGCCGGTCAAGCGCGACCCGGCCGCACGTCCCGAGTGGAACCCGTATTCGGACGACGAGGCGTGGTGGCAGGCGCAGGACCGCGACTACATCCTCGACGAGGCGTTCACGGACATCCAGTGCCTGGCCGACGCCGAGGACATGGTGCGCTACGAGCCCCTGCGCGCTGCCGAGATCCTCTGGGCGTTCATCTCCGAACAGGTTCAACCAGCCGTCGAACGGCTGCTGAAGGAAGAAATGCTCGAAGCGAACTGATCCTGGTTCTTCGTCGCCATCGTCTAACTGGTCTAGGACGACAGCCCCTTCAAGGCAGAGAATGCTGGTTCGAATCCAGCTGGCGACGCCACTCATCACAGAAAGGCAAGCATGGTCTACGAGATCAACGGCAATTTCAAGATGCTCAACGCCGCCGGCCGCGTGACAAAGTCGCGCTCCGGCTTCGAACGTGTCGAAGGCAGCGTCCTCGAAGCGCGCATCAAGCGCGCACAGGCTCGCATCCGCTCGCTCAACAGCGCCGTCCGCGACATGACGGCGCTCCTCAACGGCGAGCTCGACAGCTGATCTACGGGATGGCGGAGAGAACCACGCAGGCGTAAGGCGCCAGAGAAGCCGGCGTACTCCGCTGTTCCACCCTTTTTTGAACTATCCGCTCTAACATGAGTCTGATATGATCGACGACCTTCAGGATTCAGACTCCACGATGATCAAAGCCTGGTCACATTCACGCGACGCCAACTTCCGCACGTGCAACCTGCGCGCCAAGCTGCTCTACATCGACAAGCTGAAGGAGCCGCGCCCCCCGCTGAAGGAGGGGCAGACGGAGTACGCCAACGACCGCGGCACGCGCATCCACGAGGCGTCCGAGCTCTACGTCAAAGGCGGCGTCGAGCTGATCGGCGAGCTGGAGAAGTTCCGCCCCGAGTACGAGCGCACCCGCCAGCTCTACAGCGAAGGCAAGGTCAGCATCGAGGGCGAGTGGGCGTTCAACGACGCCTGGCAGCCGGTGGCCTACATGTCACCCGACGTGTGGGTGCGCATCAAGCTCGACTTCATGATCCGCCCCGAGCCGAAGTGGGCCGTGGTCGTGGATCTGAAGAGCGGCCGGCGCTCCGGCAACGAGCTCAAGCACGCCGAGCAGACGCAGCTCTACGCCGTCGCCACGCTGCTCAAGTATCCGCAGATCGAGCGCATCACCACCGAGCTGTGGTACTGCGACGTCGACGACCTGGCGCGCACCGAGTACACGCGCGAGCAGGCGATGCGCTTCTTCAAGATCTGGAACGAGCGTGGACTGGCGATCACCAGCGCCACCACGTTCCCTCCGAACGCCAACAAATTCAGCTGCCGCTTCTGCCACTTCGGTCCGAAGGGCAGCGGGGTGTGCACCGTGGGGGTCTGATGGAAGTATTCGGCAATGAAGCGGCATTCCCCGACGAGATCCTCGGCAGCCTTGAGCTCTTGAATCTCGCCGTCGCGCGCGTGGCGCGCATCGGCTGCGTAGCAGTGAGCAACGCCGAGGGCGTGATGCGCTTTGACCTCGTCGTGTTTCTGCCCAACGATGAGGACAACTTCGACCACTACGTCATCGGCCACATCACTCCTCAACCACCGCAGACTCCCGATGAGCTCATCGCCGCTCTTTCAACATCAACAGCAATCAATTGATTTCCTGCGTGGCAAGCCCGCCGCCTTCGATGCATCCGATCCCGGTACGGGCAAGACACGTGTGGCGATCGAAGTGGTTCGCGCCCGCGTGCGCGCCGACGGCCGGGCGATTCTCGTTACCGCCCCGAAGTCTCTGCTTCGTAGCGCGTGGCGTGATGACATTCTCAAGTTCGCCCCCGAGCTCGTCGTGAGCTGCGCCTATGCCGAGAACCGCGCGCAGGCCTTCGCCGAGCCAGCCGACGTGTACGTCACCAACACCGACGCCGTCAACTGGCTCGTGCAGCAGCCGAAGAAGTTCTTCAAGCGCTTCAGCACGCTGATCAACGACGAGTCTGGCGCCTACAAGCACCACACCTCGCGCCGCTCGAAAGCGATCCGCACGCTCGCCCCGCTGTTCGAGTTCAAGGAGAACATGAATGGCACGGTTAATCCGAATACGATCCTGGATGCTTGGCATCAGTATTTCATCCTCGACGGCGGTCAGCGGCTCGGCAAGTCATTCTTCCACTTCCGTAACAGTGTCTGCAAGCCGGAGCAGGCGGGTCCGCGACCGGAGATGGTCCGCTGGACAGATATCGAGGGTGCAGAAGCCGTGGTGGCGTCGCTGGTTCGAGACATCACCATTCGGCACAAGTTCGAAGACTGCCTCGACATCCCGCCCAATCACGAGTACGCGCTGAAGTTCGTGATGCGCCCGAAGCACGAGAAGGTGTACCGCCAAATGCAGCACGCAGCAATCGCGTCGCTCGAGACCGGCAACGTGACCGCCATCAACGCGGCCGCGGTCAGCACCAAGCTGCTGCAGATCGCGTCAGGCGCGGTATACCAGGATGAATTTACCTATCACATCGTCGACGAAGATCGAAACGAAATGATCATGGATCTTCTGGAGGAGCGGAAGCATTCCATCGTCTTTTTCCTCTGGAAGCACACAAAAGAGCAGCTCATCGCTGCGGCCAAGCGCCGCGGCTTCACGTACTGCATCCTCGACGGCGACGTCAGTGACACGCAGCGCACCGAGGCGGTCAGGCTTTTTGAGGCGGGTTTCTACAAGGTCCTCTTTGCCCATCCTCAGTCTGCTGCACACGGTCTGACTCTGGTACGCGCGACGACAACGATCTGGGCGTCGCCGCCGTGGAACCTTGAGCACTTCGTACAAGGGAACCGGCGCATCTATCGCGCCGGGCAGACACAGAAGACTGAAACGATCGTGATCCTCGCAGAGGGCACGCTCGACGAAAAAGTCTTCGCTGCCCTGAGCGCGAAGAAGATCCGGATGACGAATTTGCTCGAAGAACTAAAGGCCGCCGCGTGACTGACTCTGAAGTTCGATTCTGGGCGAAGGTGGACAAGCGTGGTCCCGACGAATGCTGGCCTTGGGTCGGGGCGCGAACGAATAAAGGATATGGGCAAGTACGTCGCGGGGGCGCGATGTACCGCGCGCATCGCCTTGCGTACCTATTCACTCATGGTGGGATAGCGCCGCGAGCGGAAGGCACGAGCGACCACGTCTTGCACAAATGTGACAACCCGCCTTGCTGCAATCCGCGCCATCTCTTCGTAGGCACTCACGTCGAGAACATGCTCGATCGAGAGCGTAAGGGACGAACTCCTATCCCGGCACACGGAGCTGCGCACGTCAACGCCCGGCTTACGAACAAGCAAGTGCGAGCGATGCGGCGACGGTGGGCCACGGGGATAGAGACCACCTACGACCTCGCTGCAGCCTTCAACGTCTCGCAGTTCGCGGCGTGGCGGGCAGTCACTCACAGATCCTACAAGGAAGCCGCATGAACGACGAACTGCCTTGGGGCGCCGACGAAGTAGCCGAACCGAGCCCTCGCTTTTGTATCGACTGTTTGCGCTTCGAGCACGCACCCGGTTGCCCGAACGAAGTACTTGGTACGGAGGACGAAGAATGAAGGTCGTAAAAGCTACGACAGTGCCTTTCTCAGAGCTCGAAGCCGGCGAGGTATTCAGCTGTGCTGCGCGCTCGTTCTATTTCATCAAGACGTCGCAATTCGATGCCGCTGTTGCCCTTGACAGCGGCGAGCTGCTGAGACTCGGCGCCAAGGAGAAATGCACCCGCGTTCGCGGAGTGTTCGTCGAGGAAGGCGCCGATTACCTCGACTTGGAGGACGACGAATGACCCCGTACTTCGAACTTCGTACTTGGCTCGAAGCAGAAGGTTTCACCTTCCACTACTCGGCCGACGCCGGCCACTGGTGGGTGCTAGGTCGGCCTAGCTGGAGCAGCTACGAGACGGGCGAGTACTGGCAGGACCTCAAAACGTGCCTCGCCGAAGCCGTCAACCACCTGGTGCGCACGCGCCTCATCCACTTTGCAGAGGACCACGCAGCATGAGACTCGACGAAATCGAAGACGAGATCGCAGCTCGGATCGGGGTTCTTTCGAAGTTGCGGCAGCCCGGACCGGTCGATCTGGGGGATGCGCAGGACAACGAAACGGTTCAAGACGACCTCTTTCAGGAGTTGGACATTCTCGAGTACCTTGAAAGCTACATCGAGTGCCACCGATGAGCAAGCTCACCGCAGCCCGCGCCGGCGTACCTCGTGCGAAGCCCGGAGCATTTGTCGCTCCGCCCTCCGGACGCAGCGGCAAGATCAAGCCCGCCACCGCCCTGTTCCTGGCACTCGGTGCTGAGGAAGCGTGGAAGTTCCTAGGCGGCGGACTGCGCGCGAAGATTCTGCTGCCGCTGGTGCTGCGCCGTGCTCAGTACCTGGAACGTTGTGCCAAGCGGATGCCCCAACCGATAGAGGAGACCGTGGATGAATAAAGCTACTTTCAGCAACCACGTAACTGAAGAGGAAACCCTCGCCTTCGCCCTCGGCGACGGCATAGAGGCGTCGTTCTCCGTCTCTGCCAGCGAGCGCGCGTTCTGGAAGCGCCTGGCGGCGATCGTGAATGCACACGACGTGCTCGTCTCAGCACTTCGAAGGGTTGGTCTCGGGGCCGACCTATTGTCTGAGACCGAAATACGGAGCGCTGCACGCGACGCACTTCGTACTGCGGGCGAAGAACTATGAGCCACACACCGACCCCATGGCACCTCGACCACACCGGCATCTGCGCCCCGAATGGCCGCACGCTGATCGATAGTTATGACGTCGCTGGTGAGGACGAAGAAGAAGTAGCAGGAAACCCCGCATTCATCGTCGCGTGTGTCAACAGTAACGAACTTCTAACCTCCGCGCTCCAGACGATCGCCGGGATCGCACGCGATGCGGCGGGGCAGCCGCCGGAAGCAGACTTCGCCGCGTGGGTGCTTTGGCAAGAGAAGAAACTCGTCGCGATAGTAAACGCGGCACAAGGCGCCCTGTGACGCAGCCGATCGTGATCAGCTGCTTCGACTACACGACGAACATGATGCGTCCGTGGGCCCACGCGGGCTATCTCTGCTACTGCGTCGACACTCAGCATCCGCGCGGCGAGACGCGCGATGGCAATATGATCAAAGTCGGCGCTGACATGCTCGACTGGCTGCCGCCACGTAACGTCGCCTTCGCAGCATTTTTTCCGCCCTGCACCGACGTTGCAGTCAGTGGCGCGCGCTGGTTCAGAGACAAGGGCCTCGGTCGTCTGATTCGTGCGCTCGCGCTGTTCAAGCGCAGCGTGGATCTCGCAGAGATGCTCGGCTGTCCGTATCTGATCGAGAATCCGGTCAGCACCGTGAGCAAGTACTGGCGTGCGCCGGACCATAGCTTCGATCCCTGCGACTACGGCGATCCATACACAAAGAAGACCTGCCTCTGGACCGGTGGCGGTTTCATCATGCCGGCGAAGAATCGAGTCGCGCCTACCGAAGGCAGCAAAATGCACCTGCTGCCACCGAGTGACGAACGCGCCAATCTGCGCAGTGCGACTCCGATGGGTTTTGCCAACGCGGTGTTCCGTGCGAACGCCAGAACGGAACTCGCAGATGCAGCTTGACCTCAGCAAAGTGGTAGCGATCGATTTCGAGACCTACTACGACAAGGATTACTCACTCCGGCTCAAAACCATGAACACGTCGGAATACATTCGCGACGACCGCTTCCTGGCGCATTGCGTCAGCATCAAGCGGGGGGAGGCCCCGACCGAAGTGTTCTGGTACTCGGATATCCGGCCCGCGATCGAGCGCATCTTCCGCGGCGAGTGCTACCTCCTCGCCCACAACGTCGCGTTCGATGGCGCCATTCTGGCTGAGCACTATCACGTCTGCCCGTCGCTCTATCTCGACACCCTGTCGATGGCGCGCGCGCTGCACGCGGGGATGACGCGCGCCAGCCTGCAGGCGCTGTGCGAGTTCTACGGGCTCCCCGGCAAGAACCCAAACATCCTCGGCAAGATGAAGGGCTTCCGCGAAATCCCGCAGGAGCTCCGCGAAGAGGCCGCGCTCTATTGCGTCGGCGACACGGACAAGTGCTTTCAGATCTTCAAGCGCATGATCGAGGTGTACCCCGAAGACGAGATCGCCCTCGTCGATTGGACCGTCCGCCAATTCTGTGACCCCGTGCTGCACGTCGACGTCGATCGTGCGCAGGCGGAGCTCGAGCGCGAGATCGCTCGTAAGAAGGAGCTGATCGACAAGACCGGTTTGGACGAGGAGCAACTGCAGAGTGCAAACAAGTTCGCACAGCAGCTGCGCGACCTTGGCGTTGACCCGCCGATGAAGATGTCCGCCAGGACAAAGATGTTGACGTTCGCGTTCAGCCAGCAGGACGACGAGTTCATGGCGCTGGCCTCACACGAGGATCAGAAGGTACGCGAGTTGCTCGCGGCGCGCCTGGCTGCGAAGAGCACGATCGGCGAAACTCGCGCGGAGCGCTTCGTCAAGGTGGGGACGCGCCCCCTTCCCGTCGGCCTCAACTATTGCGCCGCGCATACTACGCGCTGGGGCGGTACGAACAAGATGAACCTCCAGAATCTGCCGAAGGAGGAGCGCGACGAGCAAGGTAATCCCATCCCGCTCACCGGCGAGCTGCGCAAGAGCATCGTGGCGCCTGAAGGCCATGTGATCGTAGTCGCGGACAGCGCGCAAATCGAGCCCCGCATCCTGGCTTGGTTCGCCGGCCAGAACGACCTCCTCGAACTCTTCCGCGCCGGCGAGGACCCCTATTGCGCCATGGGACCGATGGTCTACGGCCGCGAGATCACCAAGCGCGACCGCGACGAGCGCGCAGTGCTAAAGGCAGCGACGCTGGGCCTTGGTTATTACATGTCGGCGAAGCGCTTTCAGGGCACGCTCGCCATGGGCATCCTCGGCCCGAAGATCGACATGCCGCTCGATTTCTGCGAGCGCGTGGTGAGAGCCTATCGCGCCAAGAATCACATGATCACCGCCGCGTGGCGGGACATGGGCATGATCCTATATCGCATGCTGATGAAGAAGGCGCACGGCGACTCTGACGAGTACACGACTTACAAGGTCCTCGAATACGATGCGCAATCGATCTGGCTTCCTAACGGGCTCGGGCTGCACTACCCGGACCTGCAGGCTGAGTGGAATGATCGCTTCGAGCGGTTCGAGGATTTCACCTATCGATCGAACGCCGAATATGTGCGCGTCCATCCCGGGATCCTGATTGAGAATGTGATCCAAGCGCTCGCTCGAGTCGTCATCGGCGAGCAGCTCCTCAAGATAAACGCGAAGTACCGGGCAGTGATGACCACGCACGACGAGATCGTGTGCATCGCCGAGGACCACGAGGCCGACGAGTGCCTGGCGTTCATGATCGAGCAGATGTCCACACCGCCGCACTGGGCGCCCGACCTGCCGCTGGGTGCTGAGGGCGGGTTCGACCGTTGTTACAGCAAGTAATTTGAACTTTTGCCAAATCTGTGGTCTGATACTAACCCCGCTCTACTCTCACTTGAGACTCTCATGCGCCTGCTGCTCGTCGTGGTCCTCGTGCTCCTCCCTTCTTGCACGACTGTTCCAGCCCCTGATCTGGCTGCGTACGTTCAGGCGCATCACGAGGCTTTCCCGCTAACGCTTTGAAAGGAATCGAATGTTAGAGCTGGCCACGCCGGTCGCGCAGAAGGCGCTCGGCCCCATGATCGACGCCCTCTTCGACCTGCGCGAGAAGAAGCGCGCGCTCGAGGCCGAGGCGAGCGAGCTTAGCAAGGTGATGGAGGCGAAGGAGATCGAGATCGCCGCCGAGCTCGAGCTGCAGGGGCTCGACAAGGCAACCGGGCGCAAGGCGCGCGTGGGGATCTCCGAAAGTGTCGTACCGCAGGTGACTGACTGGCCGGCGTTCTATGCCTTCATACGCCGCCACAACGCCTTCGAGCTCCTGGAGCGCCGTGCCGCCGCCGGCGCATTTCGTGAACACGCAGAACGCAGACGCGATAAGACGGTGCCCGGCGCGGTGCC